ATACTGTTTTATTTTTTTTGGGTTTATTGGTTCAGCATATAGAAAGACACCTGGCCGTAAACGGCTGGATCGACGACGCCGTTAGCGGCTTCGCCTTGTTCGCTCAGCAGTTCGTCTTCCGGGCCGGTGCCGTATTCGTGGAAGTAGGCCAGCAGCTTTGTGCCGTTGGACAGTTCCAGGATAAAGGGGTGGTCGTGGCCGTTATCGTAGATACCTACGATTTCGCACTGGCCCACGGACACCACGTAATTAGTGTTTATTTCGATAGCGCCCTGCTGGACAGTCCAGCGCTTCGCGCCGTACCGCTTTATCGCAGCGTAGGTATAGTGCAGGAAAGTGGCCATATTACAGGACGTTGTAAAGCCAAACGGCGTACTTAACTGCCACCACGGCGCACGCGATCAGCGCAGCGGTAAGGATAATGGCGACCAGGCAGCCGCCGGTGGTTTTCGCCGCAGTCTTAGCGGTCTTTGTCAGTTTCTCTTTGTCCATTTTGTTAGTCTTTGAGGTAGTAAGGGGTGCTGTAGCCTGCGCCTTTCAGCGGCAGGTCGCGGCACCAGTCTATGGGTTTGCTAAACAGGGCTTCCACCAGTTCCAGCGTCTGGCCGGGCTGGGCTTCCACCACTATTTCGTCGTGGATATGGAAGACGACCGGCAGGCCAGCTTCGCGGGCGCGCAGGATAACCACGCCCAGTATGTCGCGCGCGATCGCCTGCACCACGTTTTCGGTCAGCTTACCGCCGTAGGTGCGGATTTTTCCCCACTTCTTTGTCGTCTGGTTCGTACCCTCATATTCGATACTCTCGTGGTCGCCGCGCCAGCCGTCGTTACGTTCTATGCCGATGCTGACACGCGGATAACACAGCGTCCGGCCAGACGGCAGGGTAATAGTGAGCATACCCCACTGCTTCGCCACCACGATACCACGGTTTACGCGCACGCTTTCGCCGGTCTCTATAGCTTTGATGGCGGCGGCTTCCAGGGTCTGCCACAGCTGCGTTATATTCTGGTTGGACTTGCGCCACAGCTGTACGATTTCCTTTTCTTCGTCTTCGCTAAGGCCCAGCCGGGCGCCGCCCATAGCTTCCAGCGCGGACACGCCGCCGCCGTAGCCCAGGGCCAGTACAGCTATCTTTCCTTTCTGCCGCAGTTCGGCGTTAGCGCCGTGCTTTTCTACCGGTACGCCAAACATTTTCGACGCGGTGCTACAGTAAATATCGCCGCCAGCTTTGAAGACGTCCAGCACCCAGTTTTCGCCAGCCAGCCACGCGATAACGCGGGCTTCGATGGCGCTAAAGTCGCAGACGTGGAAGACGTGGCCCGGCGCCGCCACGAAAGCGGTACGGATCAGTTCGCTAAGTACGTGCGTAGGGTTGCTGTAGTTGTCGGTAAATTCTTCCAGATCGCCGCGCTTTACCAGACTGCGGGCGTAGTCCAGACTGGCCAGGTGGTTTTGCGGCAGGTTCTGCACCTGTACCAGGCGACCGGCCCAGCGGCCTGTACGTGCTGCGCCGTAGAATTGCAGCAGGCCGTGTATCCTGCCGTCGTCGCAGACGCATTTAAGCATAGCAGTATATTTCTTGCTGCTGGTTTTGGCCATATCCTGGCGCAGTTCGATAAGTTCCTGCGCGTCCGGGTATTCGGCCAGCTGGTCTTTGAGGTCGGCCAGCACCTTTTTGTTAAGGGTTTCCACTTCGCTGCCGGTGGTTTCCAGCAGGTAGCGTTTGAGCTGTGCGGGGCTGTTCGGGTTATCCAGTCCGGTAAGGGTTTTAGCCTGGTGGGCCAGTAGGGCTTTGTATTCAGTGTCGAAGCGTTCGGCGTTCGCCACCAGCTGGCGGTCGATAAGCACGCCACGGTCGTTAATTTCCTGGTCTGCTATGTACAGCTGGTCGTCAAAGGCCGGTACTTCCAGACGGCGTACCTTTGCCAGTATGGCCTGTTCTACCTCAACGTCGCGGATATTGTACGCCTTAAAGGTAGCCCAGCGTTCGGGTGCGTCGGCAGGATAGTGGCGGCCGTTCTTTCCCGGCAGGGAGAAGTAGCGGATAAGGGCCGCGCCCTCTTTCATTTTACCGGCTTCTAAGTGCAGGACTTCGCCGCACTGGCCCAGTGGCAGCGGCAGGCCCAGACGCGCAGCGCGTACCATAGTGCAGCGCCACTGCGCCGGGTCTAACCGCTGGCCCAGGTACCGGCCCAGGTTCACACGTTCAAAGGTGGCATTATAGGCAGTCTTTACCACGGCCGGATCAGTGAGCGCGGCCAGCACGTCTTCCGGCAGCGTTTCGCCGCTGGCCAGATCGACGCACTGCACCGGGCCACCGTCCACGGCGTAGGCAAACAGCAGTATAGCCCAGTCTGGCGCTTCCACGTAGCGGTAAACGCCGCAGGTCTTAAGGTCGTAGCTGCTGTACGTCTCTATGTCTATGCCTAATTCTTTCACGGTGTTCTATTCCTGGCTGGTTTTGTTCGATTTTGCCGCCGTTTTGTTCGATTTCGCGGGCTTTTTGTTCGCGGTGGTAGATTTCCTTGCCTTAGTGGCTGCGGGCTTCTTAGCGGGCGCGGCAGGGGCCGCGTCGGCCGTTTCCTGCTTCGTCTGGTCGTCGGCATTTTCTGCGGCCTTTGCGGCAGCAGCTGCGGCGGCTTCTTCCTGCTGCTTCCAGCGCAGTGCCTTTTCCGTAGCTTTGTCCATAAGCCAGCTAATGTAATTGCGCTTACCGGCTGGCAGGTCGCTGCGGTGTTCCATAATCTTAGGAGCTTCGGCCAGGATAAATTCGGCGTTCAGCTGTCCGTCTCTTTCCAGCTGGCGGTAAGGGTCGGACTTAAGGCCGTGCGGCGCGTCTTTCTGGGCGTTCCAGTGTGCCAGGCGTTCGGCCTTTAGCATTTGGCGCAGGCCCTTTTCCACGCTTTCGCGGGATACTTCGATATAGTTTACTTCTTGTTCCATAAAGCAGATGGGTTAAAAAGGCGCGGGCCGTGGCGGGTGGTTTTTGGTTGGGAATACTACCGTATCAATATCTGGTTAAACAATGGGTAATAAGCCGTGGCCCGCGCCTGTGGTTGTACTACAGGTCTTCGTCGTCGTCCCCTGCGCCGGAAGTGTCCAGGTCGCCAAAGTCGGCTTCCGCGCTGACGCGCCCGCCCAGGCGGTCGTCGTCTTTCCACTTCATAATGTTGTTAAGGCCGCAGGCTACGCCCTTGTTACCGTTCGTGTCGTAGGGGAAAAACGTAACGGACACGATGGCCCAAACGCCGCTGTAGATTTCTTCTTCGTCCACGATCGGCTGTTTGTTCCTGTCCACGATGCCGGGGCGCGTGTTGCACTTAGCGTTCACAAAGAAGCAGTCTTCGTACAGTTCGTCGTCTTTGTCGTCGCCGTCGTTAAGCGGCAGGGCCAGTTTCTTAGGCTCTTTGCCAGACCACTTCGATACGATACCGGCCTGCTTCGCGGCTTCGATGGCTTCGCGCAGGGCCTTTACGGTTTCCTTTTCCGCTTTCGGGATAAGTACGTTAGTCTGGTATTTGCCGTCGGCAGCGTCGCCGTTCGGGTTGTGCTTGGCAAATACGTGGGTGTAACTGAGACGGCAGGGGCCAAAGACCACCTTAGTACCGTTAATTTTGGGTGTAATCATAATAACTACTGGTGTTAAAGTTTGTAATATCGTCTCCGGGAATACGCCCGGCCGTGTTATTCTTGGTTGGTATCTATACCGGCGAAGTCGTCGGCGGCAGGATCATAGGCGGCGCGGCTGTCGCTTTCCGGTACCAGGGTGGGTTTACCCTGCGGCTTCACGATCCAGTCTTTGCAGATTACGCCAAACCGCTTCTTACCTACCACCTTTTCCAGGTCGGTAATACCGCGCATTTCCTGCGGCTTCATAATCGCGTCTTCGGCAAAGCCAGCATCTAACAAAGCCTTTTTGGCTGCTTCGGTATCGGTTATCTTGCGGTTACTGCGGCCAGCCACCAGCTTAAAGCCGGGGTACTCAGTACCGGCCAGCGCCTGCGCCAGGGTGTATTCCTGCACGCCCTTTAACCAGGTGGCCACGGTGTCCAGCAGCGGCAGCACGTCGCGGGCCAGCTCTGCCGGTGTCAGCAAGTTAGGGTTAGGCTTCGTTATGGCGGGTTCCATACAGGTTTTGGCCAGCGCCTTGCAGGCGTGCTTCACTTTGCAGAATTGGCACCAGTCGCCGGGGACTTGCGGGCCGTCGCCAGCATACGCCTGCTTCGCTTTCGGGGCCAGCTCAGCGTCGGCCCAGGCCAGCAGGTCTTCCACGCTCATTTCGGCGGTGCTTAGGTTATCCAGTCGCGGCTGTACGATAGTCATACGCACGCGCTGTATATTGTATTCAAAGCTGTAGGCTTCGTAGGCACCCAGGGCGTATATCTTCATTTGCGGGTTATCCTGCGCTTCGACGCGCACGCCTTTGCCGTATTTGAAGTCGATAATATCCAGGATACCGTCTGCGATAATAGCAGCGTCGCCGGTACCGAAAGCGTCCGGCACCCAGCGAGAAAAGTCCAGCCGTACTTCCACCAGCAGCTGCGCGTCGGCGGTGTGCGCCCTGGCAGCGTTGAAGCGTTCCAGTACGATAGTCCGGTAGGTGTCCGTGTATTCGTCCATTTCGCCGGTGTGGTACTGGTCGAAGTATTCGGCTATTTCTTTGTCTTCCGCTGTGGTACTCTGGCCTAAATAGGTCTTAAGGTGCTTAGCGCAGTAGGCGTGCGCTAATGTACCCTCGCGGGCATAGTCGCTGCCAGCGTCCGGCTGGCCAGCTTCCAGACGCGGGGCCGCCGTGCAGTTCAGCCAGCGGTGCGCCGCAGATGGGCTTAATAGTGCGTGTTGGCCTGGCATACTACTGCTTGTTTACGGTGTAGGTAAACTTACCGTCTGCGCCCTGCTGGACGGTGCGGGCCGCGTCGATAAACGCCTGGCGCAGTTCCTGCGGCAGGGCGCTGGGCTTTTTCTGGCCGGACAGGTCGTTTGCGATAGCCTTAAACACGTCGGTAACGGCGCGGTGCAGGTCGTCGCTGGGCTTATCCTTATAGTCTTCGCCCTCGATCCGGCAGCGGGCCTGGTGCATAGCGGTACGCACGTCTTCTTCCTGCGGGTAAAACACTTCGTCCGGCATATCGCCCACGGCTTCGGCGGCCGGTGCCGCTTCGGGAGCTGCGGCCGGGGCTTCCTGTTCTACCGGGGTGTCGGTCTTCTTAGGGCGCCCGCGTCTGGCGGCGGGCTGCTGGGTGGTTTCTTCGGCAGCGGCCGGTGCGGCTGCTTCCGGGGCCTTAACAGCTGGCTGGCGGTTAAGGATCGCAGATACCAGGGCCGTAACTTCGGGGGTTACGCCGATCTGCACGTTTACTGTTACTTCAAACATATAGCTAATGGGTTTTTGGGATTATTGGCATTTGTAGGTACTATCCCAGCAGCGCAGGATTTCTGCACCGGTGGCCACCTTGCGGCCGCCAGCCCTGCGGGATTTGAAAGTTATACTGCCGTCCAGTTCGTAGCGGCGTACGGTGTGCCGATCTACGCCCAGCAGTTCGGCTGCCTGTTTCTGGTTGTACAGGCCGTCTGGGATTACTTCGGGTCTTTGGATTCTCATAGCTGGGCTTTTCTTTTGTCGCGGGCTTCGTTAAACAGACCGGAAAACACGATGGCAGGCAGCGCCATAGCGTAAGCGATCATATCGGTAGTGCCGGTTTCGGTGTGCAGTTTTTCGGCTATGGCCGGGGAGACTTCCCACAGCAGCAGCCCGGCCACGATGGCCAGCAGCATAGCGGCGAAGTAGATAATTTCTTTCTTCATAGCGCGTACTTCGTTATAGTCAGTCGATTATTTACGTAGTCCGTGGACACGCTAAAACGGCAGCGCAGCAGATTTTGCATTTGGTACGCTACGGACTTGCCGTTATCGCACGCTTGCGCGTTCGGCAGGTCAAAGCTGCGCGTTTCGCCGATGGCCATAGCCCGCAGTGCGTCCCTGGTTACTTTTTCCATATCTATTTCTGTTTGTATTCTACGTCTTCGGAAAGGTACTGTAGTGTGTACAGGGCGTTTGCCAGTTCGCCGGTGTTTACTTCCGGGGCGTAACCCAGCAGCCCTACGATCAGCGCGCGGACTTTTCGCAGTTCCGCTTTGAGGTCTTCCGGGCCGTACATAGTGCAGCCCGAAAGGTCGATTACGTCTTTTTTCTGTTCTGCCATAGTGCTTTGTTCTAAAAAGTTACTTACTTAGTTACTTATACCTTTGGCCGATTAGAAAAACTGCTGTATCTTTGCAGGTGTGTTACGTGTGTGTTGGGGCAAAGACCCTGGCAG